TGCGCCCATTACACTAAAATAACCAAACTTGCTTTCCAAGCCTGCCTCTTGCCACATCGTAAGTCTATCTAAACTTTCCTGGTCGTTGTTATTTTTGTTTACTCCACTGCTAAGTTTAGCAGCTTCCCTAAATGCTGTTCTCCAAGTTGCATACGGGCTATAATTGAATCTATGCTCACTTGCCAGCACGTTGAGTTTAATATAGCTATCAGCCAGTGTAGTTGTCATATCTGGTCGATCTAAACGTTCAGCAGAAAAGCAATCCTTGCTGAATAGTTTTATACCGCCATGCCCATATACCAAGCCATTGACTGGGTTTTTTGCCCTGTAAACTGCAACACTACGCGGAGTAAGTTCAATGTCTCCATCAAACTTAAATCCATCTACTATCCAGCAGTCAGCGTCTACCACATAGAACTTATCAGCAGTACACAGGCTTGCAATATGCTTATGACTCTCGAATATTGTCCCAACACTTTTTACAGGCTTTGAATCCTTAAATCTAGTTGCAATGTTTTCCCAGTTTTCCTGAGCATTCAGTTCATCAGTGTACAGAAAATAAATCGGAACCATATTAGCTCCACTTAGGCAATGAGAATCCGTATAATGGCAAAGCACTTGCGTTAAGCAAGCTAGCCCAGTCATTGTTCTTCAACGGACTAATGCTAATTTGTTTGACCAATACACTCTGTTCTGCACTTAACTCAGAAATAGGTAAACCTAATTTCGAGCTCAATATACTAGCCAGGCTACAACATGCATCTTCAATATCCTCGCCTTGATTTGTGGCTTGCCATACTTTGTCCCAAACTTTTTTAAACCAATCATAGTCTTTAATCATAGTGTGATCAAATTTCTTATCTAAGTACATACTGTATGCAGCGAGCCTAGCTCCATACATGCACCATATACCGTTTTCAATGTCACGTCCCACGGTCATCCACGTTAACCATCTACTATAATTGGCTGGATAAATCTTAGTCTTAAAATCTTTGACAGCAACCTTTTCGCCTTGATCCAAGCACATCTTGATTCCTTCACGAAAGCCTGCTCTGAATGCTTGAAAGTTTGTGGCATTGTTATGCACAGTGCCGTATGTGTTGTTCATCTGTTTATAGTTGTCAAAATCCCAGCAAAAGTCAATGTTATCTCTGCCGTTCTTTGCACTTGCTGCTTCATGGGTTTGCATGTCCTTGACGTACTGTGCGTACCACAGTTTAATTCCGCCGTTGCCATACACCAATCCGTTGACTAGGTTACGGCTACTCCAACTAAATGTTGCTTTCTTTAGTTCTGGAGTAAGCTCTAAATACTTCGTCCATATTGTCTTATCAACAATGCAATCTGCGTCCACAGTAAAGAATCGTTCAGTACCTGCTGCCTCCGCACATGCTTTATGTGCAGCATCAAATCCGACTACTCCGTGGACTCGTTTAACCAAGTCCTTCCGAGGATGACCGTTAAACAAATTCTCAAAATTTGCATCTGCGTTCGGTTCGTCGAAACTGAGGAATACCACTGGAATATTACCTAGTGATAATTCGTTTGAACTCTTTTCAACTTGTTTTAATATATTGTCTAGTAAACTCATGTCGTAACCATTCTATGTCATTAATGTATGCTAACGCTCTTTGATCGTTATCATATTTTTTACTGAAGCATATTGCTTGTTCTGCTCCAATATTAGCCCACTGGCCATGCTCTGCATCAGTCGTGTAAGTTAGCCAGGCTGCAATGCGCTGGTCACTTTCTCGCTTGATTCCTTCAATTTCTTCTTCGCTTAGTCTTGTTCTAAGACTGTCTAGTATAACGCCGCTGCTTAACTTAACAACCTCACGGAAGGCAGCTCGCCATGTGTAGAATTCATCGTGGTTGAACTTAGTCACGTTTGACACGGTGTCCAACACTTTAGTTTCTAATCCCACGCCAGTTGTAAAGTCGATGCTGCTGATTTTCTTATTTAACAATGCCATTTTAGGAAAAAGTTTGACTCCGCCATATCCGTATGTCAATCCGTTGATAGGATTGATACTGCTCCATACGTAAAGAAAGTCGCTTTCTGGTTTGTAATATCCCGGGGCAGTGGACGGCGTGAATGAAAAATTAAAATCATCAACTATCCATGCATCTGCATCGACGACATAAAAGTTATATGTCATACTCAACTCGGCGCAGCGGCGGTGTGCTTCATAGAAGCCCTTCACTCCGTTAACACGTCTGGCTAACGGAGCAAATTCTAACAAGCGTTCGAAGTTCTTGTCGGCATACGGCTCATTGTAACTAAGGAAAAAAACATCTAGCATATTCTGCTAGTATTTAACGCTTTAACTCAGCACAGGAACGTTGTATTTCTCAGTAAACGCTACAGCATCTTTCAAATCGTTTACCATCGGCATACCTTTGATGTTCAAACTTGTATTCAATAATACTGGGCAACCTGTTTCGGCGTGCCATTCTTCTAACAATTTACGGAAGCCCGGACTATCGTTTTTAGAAACAGTTTGCACACGGCTAGTTCCATCTTTGTGGATGATCGCAGGGAACTCGTCTGGCTTTTTACACTTGGCAGTGAACTGCATAAACGGACTAGCGGTAATACCTTTTGGCATCTCGAAGTAGTCATGTACATACTCTTCCAAAATTGCCGGGGCAAATGGTCTGAACTGCTGTCTACGTTTGATTGCATTAACTGTATCTTTGATTTCTGCGCCTCGAGGATCTGCTAATAGACTTCGATGACCTAGAGCTCTTGGACCAAATTCAGCTTTGCCACTAGCAACGCCTACAATCTTGTCCTTCTTCAGTACTTCAATTGTTTGCTCAACTGGATACTTGTCGCCCATATCATAGCCGAGGTATGCGCCTGGCCAGTTTACTTGTTCACCAATGTAAGCCGCCACTGCACCAATGCTACTACCTGCATCTCCGGGGTTTGGCATGATCCAAACATTTTCCCAGTCGCCTGTAATCTCACTGTTAGCCACACAATTAAGAGCACAGCCGCCCATGAGCACTATGTTCTTACTAGGCAGCTTTCTGTTTGCCCAAACACTAATGCCTTGCAAAATTTCAGTGTAAATCTGCTGTGTAGCTGCGGCAATGTCAAAATAGTCTTGGTCCGTTAGTAAATCATTACGCCACCATAAACATCCTCTATGCAAGTTATGTTTAAATCGAATTTCAGGTCCGTTAATAGACTTGAAAAAGTCGTTATAAATTGCTTGCTTATATTTGTTAGGATCTCCATATGCTGCCATTCCCATCAATATGTATTCTTCTTCGTTTGGCTTTAACCCAATACGCTGAGTCATTGCCGAGAACCATAAGCCCATACTGTCAGGATAGCCTTGGCTGTATACTTGTTTTAGACTATTGCCTTCGCCTTGCCAAACTGTGAGGGTTTCAAACTCTCCAATGGCATCAATTACTACCACAGTAGCGTCTTTAAATCCGCTGGTATAGTAGCCTGCTGCTGCATGGCTCTTATGGTGCTGCCCATAAACAACCTTTTGTGTTAGATTGTATTTTGCAAGATAAGACTTGACGTCATTCTCTTTCCACTTCAATCCCTGCCCTGCATAAAATTGACGAGCAGTTTTCTTTAGAGGATTTTCGTACCAGACTATTAAGTCAGGTGCGCCGTGGGTGTAAGCATCAAGCAACAAGTCGTTATGCAAGTCGCCGTCATTCTTAATTCCGCTATAGCGTTCGCTATGCGCTGCAAATTGTAGTTCTTTATCGTGCCAGACACTAATTGCAGCATCGTGGCTGTTGGCACTAATTCCCCAGATGTTCATTTGTAGATAAAAGGATCGCGCTTACGTAGTTCTTCTAAGCGTTTTGCAAGCAACTCCTTGTGCTTCTTTTCTTCTTCGGTTAACTCAACTTGCTCGACAACTTCTTCAACCTTTTTTGGTTCTTCTTTTTTAGAAAACATATCTAATAGTGCCATGATTACTCCTTATCAAATGTTCTATACATATCTAACAACGTGTAGATTTTATCTTTAAGTGCTGCATTAAAATCAGCCCTATTAACGCTACCCATTGCATCGTTATACTCTTTGCTAGCAAAGCAATAATGGCCTGATACACTAACTGCGGTGTCTTTGTCAGTGCTACCGTTACTCATCCAACGTGGCCAGTAAGGTTGACTGTAAACATAATTAGCAAACGTAGCATACTCTGGAGTATCACCTGCAAACTCAGTCAGTAAGTCAGTTTGTATCTTGCCTAATTGCGGTGCAATGTTAATTGCATCAATACCAGCAGTGACTCGCTGTTCAATATCCTTCTCTGTAAAGTAGTCTGCATTGTGTTCTTTAAACAAGAAGCCTGCGTTATGGATTTGTTTTGCTACCTTCTTATTGCTGGCAATTGTAAACTTTCCCATTTGCCCGTCTTTAGTCAAGCTACCTGTTTGGCTTACTACGAATATTACATTGTCTTTATATGCTGACAGGAACTCTAATTGTTCTGCCAGTCTATCAATGCTACCGTCAACGTCGTCACCAGTATTGTCCTCGGTGCCAAATTCTAATTTCATTTTAGGTTCTAAATTGAGAGTGAACTCAATCAACCTTTTTGCATGTACTAGTTGATTTCCAGGGATGCGACTAACATCAATATGGATTAAATCGAATCCAGATGCAATGTCTGCGGCAATTGTTGATTCACATCGCAATAATGCAGCCTCTAAATCAATACCCTTGTCTAGATCTGCAAAGTATGGTCCACAATGGTCCCTGCATAATAGGATGTTCTTCCTATCGTAGTGATTGACTTGTTCCGCCAAATTGGCTGATGTAGTTACATAGCCAGTATCCGCATCAACTTGATTGCGGCTTGCAATGATCATCAATGGATAATCTTTTTCTTGTGTATATGTACATAGTATATCTACTATTTCTGTACTCATTGGGCCAAAGCCTAATTTAAATCTTTTCATGGTCTTGTTTGCCTAAATTTTTCGTAATCTTCATCTCTTACAGTAACACCAGTGTAAACTTTGAATTGTTGCATAAACTGATACTTGTAAAACTCTTGTCCAGAAATGTATTTAACACCTGCACTCTGTACTTGTTTTGCCAACTCACAATCGCCAACCGTCAAATCAATGACTAATCTGCATCCTTCCGGTAACTGTACTAATGGACTAGCCGGAGTAGCAGTCCCTTGATTAGTACAATTGATAACCACCGTTGCAGGTTGATGTCTAAGATCCCAATTATTCAAACTGGGTGATACTAACATTTTAGCCGTGTCAATCATGTCATATACCATCGAGCCCATACTGCCAGCGCCTAGAACAGTCACTGTATCACTAGCAGTAACATTCGATAATACATGAGCTGCTCCGGCATAGTCACAATTATAGCCATGCAGTTTTCCATTGACATTAATAACAGTGTTGCATGTATTGTACTCAGTGACTAGCTCATCTGCGTAGTCTAAATATTTAATGACTTCTTGTTTGAAAGGCATACTTACGCTGATTCCGTGTACACAATTTTCTATTGCGTTATCCAATTCACCTTTTAAATCAGTAGTTCCGATAGGCGTGTAAATACTAACCATTTTGTACAGATGGAAAAACTCTGTGAAATAATAAAAACCCTGCTTGCCCGGATAACGGCTTAAACTTATATATCGTCTCATCGCTTGTATGCTGTAATTTTTACAATCTTGTTATGTATATCGAATCTGACGACATCAACTACTTTTAGGATTATATCATTGTTGATAACTACTTCAATTTCAGCAAAGATCACATTTGCATTACTTTTGTCTTCACTAACCGTATCTATGTTTACTTGCAAAGTACCAACGCTGTCAAAAATCTTTGCGTTTGCCGCCATTACTTGAGCTTTACCCGTTGCTAGAATTTCCCAATCTTGTAAAATAACATCATCGCTAAACATGTCACTTAACTTATCCAATCGTTGTTCGCTAAATGCAGTAAAGTACTCTAGCAATAGACTGTACTTACTCATTTTCCAACTCCTGAAATAACTTGATACCTAAGTACCACAAGAACAAATCAAAAGGAGCAGTGTGCAACGGACTCATATTCCAAAATATAATAGGAACAAGCTGGCGGACTTTTTTGTAGTCTAGATTATTGTCTAAGATATACTTCTTTAATTTTTGTTGATACAATGTTATGTGATCAACATTAGGGATGCTCAACGTGACACTATCTGCGTCCTGCTCAATGTTAAAATTATGATTTTTAATGTTAGCATAATTGATTATCAACCCGCCTGCCATCTTAGCTAGGTCATAGTATATGTCACCTACCGTGACTAGTCCAGCGAATTCATGACGCCAATCAATAATCTTAAATTCTCCTGCAGAGTCGATAACAATATTATCAAACTGTAAGTCGCCGTGGCAGAAGCCAGGCAAGTTAGTGTTGCTTAAATATTCCCAGTCAATGTTATCCAAGTAATAGGTATAGTCCTTGACTGCTACTCCGTCGACCCAGCTG